TTGGTTTTCGTGGATACGTGGATGCGCTCGTCCCACGGGAAACCGTCCGCGTCGGTCGGAACGTTTGTGTCAACCGTCTTGGCGGGCGTAGCGCCGTTAACTTCGGCCATCCGGCCTTCGTGTTCGTCAGCCGCATCAGGCTCGGGGGCAACGCCATCATCTGTCAGAACAGCGCCCAAGGCTCGTTCGGACGCATCAGTCACCGTATTGAGGCGGCGAGAATGCTCGTCGCCCATAAGCACCTTGCGCATTTCGCGCATGACCTCGTCAACAGGCCCTTCAAAATGAATATTTACTGTCATAAATCAGTTCTCCATTACGGTTCGGATGGTTTCAACCTTGCGGGTCAAAATCTTCATAAGCGCTTCGTCTATACTTCCACCCAAGGCACAAACCCGGACATGCGCCTGGCGGGTCTGCGTGTGGTTTGTAATTCGTAGGGCTGCTTGGCTCATGTCTTTCGGCACAAACGACGGCTCGACGAACCACAACATAGCCGCTGACGACAAATCGATCGCTTCGCCCGCGGCTTGTATCTGGCCCACGAACACGCGGGCCGATCCTGTTTGAAACTTCTGAACTTCTGCATCGCGCTTGGCGGATGGCGTGCGGCCATCAAGGCTGGCGACGCCAAACTCGTCCAGCCCGTCGCGCAGCGTGTCAATGACATCGGAGTGCCAGGCCATCAGAACAATCTTGTCCAGCCCGCACTCAAATTCGTCCTTGACGGCCTGTATAACGGCGTGGGCTTTTATCGTCCCGGTGATCCGGCGCAACGGGCCCAGATGCATATCGAGGCTTTTTGTTTCGCCGTACTCCGCGGCTGCGAGAATGTCTTCGGCGTCTTCGCCCATTTCAGCGATTAGCTTGCGCGCGCCGCCAAGATTATCAACCGTCAGGCTGTAAACGCTGAATATAGGCCTGCCAATGCCCACGTCTTGCTGGGTACGACGTAGCCAGAAACCTTTAAGCCGCGCTTTTAGCTCTTCGAGATTACGCCCACCGGTTATGATAAACCTGCGCTGCCAGCGCGATCCTTGCATGTACCCGGTACAATACCGCTTCTGAAAAGCGTCGAATGTCGAAACATCCGGCCATTCGTTTTTGGCGACAAGGCGTTCGGGGGTCAGGGCTTTGAGCATCGGGAACAGGTCGATAGGCGCATTGGGCATTGGCGTACCCGTCAAAGGCCATACGCTGGCGGCGGCGCTGGCGATACCGTTCGGGCCGTACAGGGCCAGGGTGCGCTTTGCCGCAGGGTTCTTTGCGTAATGGCCTTCATCCGGGATCAGCACGTCCCACTTGCGCGCTGTCAGCTGGTCCTGCAGCGCTTTGCGCGCGATACCGCCCCAGCCGACAATCACGACGTCTGCGTCGGCGCGCACTTTATCCGTACCTTTGAAGATAACCTGTATGTCGCGCGGGAAACCCCATTCGCGCATTTCGCGCGCCCAATTGCCCCGACCTGACGCCGTTGTAATGATAAGAATTGTTTGCGCCATTGCGTAATCACAGGCGCGTATCGCCGCGCCGGTTTTACCGACGCGCTGTTCGTCAGCCAAGAGCGCGGTTTTACGCTCAGCGAGAAACTTGGCACCGACGATCTGGTGAGGGAATGGTTTTACCACGATTATACAGGCTCACAGGTTAAACAGGTTCAATATCGCAGTGGTAGCCTCGGGCGGACTTGAACCGCCAACACGACTGTTATGAACAGCCAGTTCTAACCAATTGAACTACGAGGCCTAAAGTTGGTGCGCTACATCGGCTTTGGCCTACCGCACCGGGGAGAACACCATAAGCCATCCTCACGGGCAGGCTCTTGTGGTCCGCAAACCACAGGTCACAATCTGATGTTCTCGCCGCTGGGGTGGGTTAAGGCTGCGCGCGGATCAGTGAGCCCTTGTTAGAGTTCGGCGCGCAGCCCAGGTTGTCGGATTATGCAGTTACGTGTTTTACACCCCACATAACGGCCTCTTCTGTTTTGGTTTTCGCGAGGGCCAATTTGCGGCTGGAACCAGCTTTATCCAGCAGGTCATGCATTTCAGCACCTTTGGTCTTGATGGCTTGCATCAAGACCTTTTCGTCGTCGCTGAGCACGCGATAGGTATGGCGCATAACGTTATTTACGATACGCTCGTCGCTGGCGCTGGGTACGTTCTCGGACATGATATATCCTTTTCTGGGGGTTTGACAAACTTGGTAAGTTTCCGTCGCCGTTTGTAGGTCATTGTATACCGTTAAAACATACAGCCGGTCAAGCGTTATTTCACGGTTTTTCGATAAGAGGTGTTATGCCGCGCGTCGGCCCCGTGTAACGGCGCCCAGCTTCGTACACATTGCGTAGTACAGCCGCAACAACAGCGGGCAGATCGTGCGGGACCGCGACAGATGCAAGTTTATCGAAACGCTCAGGTAACATGCGGCAAGCCTGAATACTGGCTCCGCCTTGCGCGCCGTGCAAAGCCACCAGGTATTGTATCGCCGGGTAAAAAGGGTGGGTCTTATCGCCGTTAGCGATAACTTCAATAGCGCCTTGCCCGCCGTTGGTCATCAGATCATCTATCACATGCGCCACCGCGCCCTTATAAGGGTTAATACCTTCCGGCCAAACGAGAGGCTTGGCGGGTTCAGCGTATTCAGCCGCGCGCGTTTTCGCAGTTTGCTCCTGGCAGCGCAGTATACGCGCTAATAGTTCAGTGGCTCCAGTAACCCCCGTGAACATCAGCTTTCTCCCTTTATCTGCGCGGCAATACCTGCGTAACCCGCCAAGTCGACATAATCGTCAGGGTTCGTCTTACCTGATTTTGTACGGGCGATTTTCAGCAAGCACATCATCAGTGCCACATCGTGCGGCGTGATCTTGACATTGAGGTACGCTTCCCACAGCGACGCGATATTCTGGTGGTTGGCCGTCATGTCGCCGTGTGACGCAGCGCGGTTGCCGCCCACAAGGCTTGAGGCAGTATCAAGCGTGCTGGCGGCTGTCATCACAGTTTCATCAGGGTTGGGCTCGGCGTCGGCGTCGGCGTCGGCATTAGCCCCCGCCGCTTTGCCTTGCGCTACTGCAATAATGGCCCGTATTACCGCCGCGTTTTCGTCTGCGCTTAATCTTTTCTCCCGCTGTAAGTTGACGTAGTCAACACCGGTTTTGACACGCGTGAGCATGGCTAGGTAATCGCACACCCGGCATTCATCCAAGCCCATCGGGACCATCGATTTACCCTCGATAACTGCCCGCGCCATTTCGCTAAGTCGGATGTCACTCAAAAATATCATCTGTTTGTTCTCCAAGTTTGAATTTACGGCCCCATTCCGCTATTAGTGCGGCTTCGGCCCGGTCGTTGTCTTTCTTAAATCGGAACGAGGCGGCCATATGCGGCCACAACCGTTTTGCGTCTGCCAGGCTCCCGTCCTTGCCTTTCGTCACGCGAAGCTCGCGTTTCCAGCGGACAGGCGAAACCATATCAACCCTCACGCCAAGCGCCTTTAGCGCGTATTCGACAGCCCCTGCGGCGCGTCCGAAATTAAACGCCGCCCCCGCCGCCTGGCCTTCCATGCCACCCACTTGTTCGACGAACGCGATGTCGGGGCGCAGCTCCCGGAGCAATAACCCCAGTTCATACCCGTCTACTTCGTCCTTGTCAGATTTGCCGCGGTGTATTTTTAGCGCGGGCATATCGTGCACTTCAACCAATACGCCGCCCACAAGTAACGCGATAGCGCCTTTCGCGCCGGGGTCAACGCCTAGAATACGCATAGCTTAACAAGCCTCCATATAAGGGGAAAGACTTACCGGCGCTCCCTCTTCAAGTTCAACATGTGCGAGGATTATCGGCAACCACGCAGACGGTACAGATTGTCGGTAGAACCACTTTTCAGCGTTCTGCGCCGGAACGACAGTTCCGTAAGCTGCCAAGTACGCCACTAGGCCCGCGGGGTTGTTAAACTTGTCCCTAAGAAACCGTGTCACATTGAATTTCATAGGCTGCACCTCACAGCGGTTAGCGTCAAACGGTGTAATAGGCATATAGGTATACATTTTGTCTGGTTTAGTCAACCACAATTTCGTACAAAATGTCTTGACTTCAGTATAACATCAGCCTACATCTGGCATACACCTCCAAAACGGGAGTTTTCAAAATGTCAGCACCTACGCTCAAAAAAGCCAGCAACGGACGCTACTACATCCACTGGACGGATGGCCGCCGTAGTAAGCGCGTCAGCACAGGCGCGAGTGACATGATCGGCGCTAAAGCGTTTCTCGCCCAATGGTTGCTGGCAGAGCAATCCGTCGCTGTCGCGGTGGATCGTACAGTCTCCCAGTGCTGGTCTGCTTATTACGAACGCCACGTACTTATCAATAGCGTATCGGCGCGGACTGCGGAAATGAGCTGGAAAAACCTTAGGCCGTATTTTGGTGACAGGTATGTCTCGGCCATCAACGATGCGGCGGTAGAGACATACGTGTCACGGCGGCGTGTCGGTCAGATAGGCCGACCGTCAAAAGACGGCACCATACGGCGCGAGCTTGTCGCAATGCGCGCTTGCCTGTCGTGGTGCGCAGATCGCAAGAGAAAACTGCTCGACCCTGCTTTGCTTCCAATGTTTGATTTGCCGAAAGACAGCGCCCCTCGTGACCGGTGGCTGCGGACAGAAGAACTACAACAGTTGTTTTCCGAAGCCGCCAAGAACCGCCCGGGTGGGCGTTTGTCTCGCGTCGAGCGCTTCTTATGGCTTGCGCTGGAGACAGCCGGACGCGCCTCAGCGGTGCAAGAGTTGACGTGGGGCCGGGTGGATTTTGAAACACGCGTCATTGACCTTAACGTACCCGGGCGCGCTGTAACCAAGAAACGTCGCGCCGTCGTGCCAATATCAGACACGCTGTTGCCTGTGCTGGAGCGCGCATTTGCGGAGCGCGTCAGTAACTACGTGCTTGACGATGACAGCGGCGCCTATCACGCGGTTGTCTGGCTGGCACAACGGGCCGGTGTGCCGCGTGTGACGCCGCACGTTTTACGGCACACCGCAGCTACCCAAATGGCCCGCAGAGGTGTGCCACTATGGCTTGTCGCCAAGGTTCTTGGTAACTCGCTGCTCATGGTGGAAAAAGTGTACGCCAAGCATTGCCCGGAAGATATGATACCGGGCGTGAACATGATCTCAAACAGCGAACTGGAGTTAACGAAATGACAAGCGCTGACATTTGGCCGAATGGCTATAAAACCTGCGCGGATTGCGGGACGCGCATACCTTGGTCCGGGACAAAAACTGACAGGCAGAACCTCGGCGCCCATATGACCAGGTGCTCAGCCCGTGCGGCGCGCATCACTTTGGATAGAGAACGTGAAGTTAGAATAGCAACTGAGTGCGCCCAAGAGGCTGCCGAAATAGACCTAGGGACGGCTATAGATGCCGCCGGGTTTAGCCTAGAGCAACGTATGGTGCTGCACGCCATCCGCGTGCGTCTGGAAGAACTGGAGTTAACGAAATGAAAGACGGTTTTTACTTCGCAGGCGGCGGTTTTCGGCTAAACACGCGCAGCGTCCCGGGGGACGTGAGCGCCGAGGACATTTGGTGGCGCGCTGACGATAAGCGTTACGCCTACTATGACCCGTTCGATGAGTTCTGCGCGGGGTGGTTGCACTTAGCCATAGAGCTTACACCCTACGTAGTGACCAAAGTTACACCCAAAGGGGTGAAGTTAAGAGCGGGATTTGGGCGCGAGTTTTTCGTACTAGGGTCGGCGGTGCGCCAGCAAGCCGTTCCTACTAAGGAGCTGGCGCTTGCGGACTTGGCCGCCCGGAAACGTAGGCATGTCGGATTTGCGGAGCTTAGATTAAAACATGCTAAGCAATGCTTAGCCGCCACAGAGCACGCGCTGGCGCAAATCGGAGAACTATCATGAAACGCTATCTCGCTTTTTCCGGCGACACGTATTACCCAGGAGGTGGGTGGAACGATTTCAACGGCGGCGCCGATACCGTGGACGAGGCACGTAAGCTGATACCAAACGGCTTCGACTGGTATCAGATCGTGGACACGGAAACCCAAACGGTTATGGAGGACTGATACGCACTCGTTCGGCGTTATTTTTCGCCCATGATCGATTTTTTGAGGCCCGCGTCCTTATCGACCCCGGCTTCTTCCTCCAGTATGTCAACCAGAGTGTTGACCACGCCCGCCTTCCACCCAGCGCCCATGCGTCGCATAGCAGCCCGGTTAGCCGGGTTGTTCTCTTTTAGCAGCATCGCCGCAAACTTCGGATTGAGAAGAGCTTCGTCGATGATGTTATTCACGGCCTGCTTTTGCTGAGCCGCGACTGCTTTGCGGGCCCATATGCCAATAAGGTTTGTCGCCGCGAATACAGGGCTCACGACCCCACGTTCGACGTTGTACACCCGTGACATAACGCTTTCATATGTGGGGGCGTTCGCCATCATGCCCTGGGCTGTGCCAGACGACGCAGAGGCCTTGCCGCCACCCCGCGTATCAACCGTACGCATGATCTCGGCGATGCTGGCGATCCGCTTAAGCTGCTCCGGGTCATCGCGGTATAACCGTTTCAATACCGCTGCGTTACCGGGATCGGACATGAACTTAGCCAATGCCGGGCCTGACCACGGGTTTCCGCCGCTCGAAAGCTGCGCGTCCTTTCCTTTGTACGTCGCCTCTTTGGCGAGACGCTCCCACATGACGCGGCGCGCGCCTTCTACAGCATCGGGGTTGTTATTGACGAAGTTAAGGATGTCGTCCGTCGCCTTACCTGGGTCTTTCGTAGACGTGGCGGCTTTCAACGCCCGTTCTGCTTGGTCGCCGCCGAATTTAAGGTATTCGGCGACTGCACCTTTGCCATTCGGGCCTACGAGGTTTTGCAGGTCTGCCTCTTTGGCCTGATAGTCGGCCAAATTACGCCGTGCCGTCCCCGCGTCTGTCAGCTCGTTGCGCAGATCAGGGAACTCGTCGAGCACGGTTTTATACCGGCCAAGATATGCGTCAAGCTGATCCGGCTTATTAATCAGATCACGTTTGCTTATATCGGAAAGCATCTGGTCGCGCACAGCGCCGCGCGTGCGGGCGTCGTTGCCGGTTTCACGCATGAGCGCCTGGAAACTGGCGATATTACCCTCGTCTTCCTGCACAAACTTCCCAGGCAACGAGCTGTCCGGTGTGCGATAGCTACCGTCACGTTTAGCCAGAGCGCGTCCGACCTCGGTCTGAGAACGTGTGAACCTGTCTTTGTAATCGCGCGTTGCGGTCCGCGCCTTTGCGTATTGATCGCGGAGCGCCGTCGGAATATTAGCCTCCATAACCGTGTCAAGCCGATCGCGATACATGCGCGCGATACGAGCGGCGTTAGGGTCGCCGGCATTTGCGGCCTGCCTTTCGGCTGACGTGAGAGCGCTGCGTAGTCCTGCCAGTTCCCGCATGGTTGTCATACCGTTATCGGACTGATCAGCCAGCTTGGCCGGTATATCCGCTGCGCCAGGCCGCCCGTATGTGTATTCCGAAAGGCTCAGGCTCCCGTCGATGTCATCAAACGCGTCCTGCGCGGCGCGAGTTGGTACCGGTGCGTTAGCGTTATTCAGCGGGCGCCACAAGTCTGACGCTATTGATTTCGCCGTATCCGACGCGTCTTGTAGCGCAAATCGCAGTTCGGACCCACGGGCATCTGCCGTAAGCAAGGGCTGTAGCCCGCGCGTGCTATTATCAAAGCCTTGCTGCGCAACATCCGTTTCACGCGAAGCGGTGTTAAGCGCTGCGTCGCGTTTGTTCATAAGATCGCTGCGCAGCGCGCCGGGATTACCTGTCGGGGCAATCTCGCCCATAGCCTGGTCAACAGCCTCGGCGTTGTCCGCGCGGCGCTGAACATACCGGCCAGCACTTGGCGATGACGATTGCGAACGACCATACTCCAACGCCTGCACGCCGGGGTCACGAATGACGTCTGATAGGCTGTATTGCAGACCCGGTACAACTGATTGATCAGGAACAGCGTTTCGAGTTACCAGATCAGCTATTGCCGAGGTGTCCGGTATTCCGTCGCGCGTTGTGGGGACGTCGCGCATGTTATTGACGATTGTTTCCGTAGCAACATCGCGGGCGATATTATCAGCGCGCTTGGTGTTACCGATCAGGGCGGATGCCGTAGTGCTGGCCGCACCACCGACAGCACCCGCTAACGATGGTACAGCGGCGCCGAGTATCTGGCCGACAAGATCAGCCACATTGCTGCCCGTGCTACCATCTTCATACCCTGCCGGACGCGCGATTTCACGAGCCACGCCTGCGCCGGCGCCCGCCGAGCCCGCTGCTGCTACCTCCTGCGTCATGAATTTGCGCGGATTGACGGCGGCAGGTTCAACAAAAGCGCGCGCCAATGGGCCCAATTCGCGAGCGCCCTCCACGCCGACGCGGGCGGCTTTTGCCAATGCTCCTGCGGCAGGAATGGCCGCTGCTCCCAGCTCTTCCCCGACACGCCGTGTTAATCGCTGGCCTGCGCCTTGCGGCTCAGGATCGCCTATGGGCAGCCCGGCGACCTGCTGCGCGAGGCGCTGGGGGCTTGACAGTATGGTGTCAAAGAACTGCGAACCGCCTACCGGGTTATTTGACATAGGCCCAACGCCTTCAACACCTGGTATAACATTTGCCAGCATCGGCGCAATGTTAACTAAATCAGCCGGTGCGCCCGCAAGAGCCGACACACCTCTGCGCGCGCCGACGCCAGCCTGCGTCAGATATGCGGCCCCGGTGTTCATGATTTGATCAATCAAGCTTTGATCTTCGGTAGGCGCTGGCGCGTTCGGCTGAGGCACATCGCTGGCCGGAGCCGGAGCCAACATTTCAGGTTGCGGTGCCGCCGCGCTGGCTTGCGCAGCTCGCGCGCGCGCACTGGCTAAGGCGATAGCTTTGCGTTGCTCTAATGTCAATTCTGCCACAGCGCGCGCTCCTCTGGTGTCATATACTGCCACACATTAGGGTCAACATTTTCCGGCGCGCCGGTAGCGCCCGCCTGCGGGTCGGTTTGCTGGGGCGCGGTAGCTTGCGGATTGCGCAGTCGGTCAATCGATACGCCCTGTGCGTTAAGCCCTTGCCGCATGGTGCGGATGGCTGCCAGTACCGAAGCGTTATTGGAAAGCATCGAGCCCCCGCCGAGGCTTTCGATCGAGCGTTCGAGCGCCTGGCGGCTGACTTCGCCGGTCGGGTTAGCCATGCGCGCGTTGACATACGCCAGATCGAGCATCATCTTCTGCGCTTTGGGTATGTTCTCGTCAAAATACTCAGGCGCGATACCTTGCATGCCTTGATTGATATCGGTTGCGAGCTGGTTAAGCTCGGGATTGCGCCCACCGAAAGCCTGCGCCAACTCGGACACGGTCTGAATAGCGTTCTGGGCCATGCCACGGACTTTGCCTGCCGCGCCGATGACGCCTGGGTTTTCGGTAAGGAGCTTTTCAAAACTGTCAAGCATAACGGCGGCCCCGGCCAATTCCGCATCGCGTTTGTTGGCGTCCGTGATGTTGGTTTTTGTCGGTGCGAGCCCAGTATCAGAGGCGCCGCCTTGCAGGCTGGCGTTGTAAGATATGGCACCAGGCCCTGCTTGCAGCGCGTCGGGGCGCGACATTATGGTCGTCACGCCATCTGCACCGCGCACGTTTTCAACCGGCGTGCTGCCAAAGGCCGCGGCTTGCTGTAGCGAGGGGTCCATACCGGCTAAAACCTGAGCTTTAAGCTGGCTGTCCGTCAGCGGGCTTCGAACGCCCGTCCGCACTTCGCCGCCCGGCATAACGGCGGTTTCGTCCTTTCCGACGGTATACATGCCCGCCAGTGAAGGGGCCATCCCCGTGACGGCCTGATAGTTCGGCGTGGTGTATAGCGTTTCGTTCTTGCCGACTGACTGAGGCGCGTCGTAAAACTTGGCCAGATCAGTCTGGTTATCAAGGCGGTTATTGGCGAGGGATGTTTCATTATCGAGCTTGTTATTGGCAAGCGACGTCCCCTGTCGCGCATCAACGCCATAGTAGCCTTGCGTTGGCGTCCACTGGCCCGAGGCCTGCCCTAGCCGATCGAACTGCGACTGATCAAACTCCGGGTTGCTGGCGTAGCCGTACAGATCAGCAAGCTGCTGCGTTTTCTGTTGCTCGCCCCCGGCCTTGGCGTAAGCGTATACGTCTTGCGGGCTGGGTGGCGCAAACATCTGGCCGATTTGCCGGGTCGCATTCGCGATCAAGTCGCGATTTGTATAGGCTACCGGATTTTTATAAACTGCCATCTTAGCGCCTCTGTTTCTGAGTTGTGCCGAATGACGGCAGCGCCGCTGCACCGCGGGCCAAATACGGAGACAGCGCGCCTAGCCCGCCAGTGCCCATACCTGCGGTTGCGGAGCCGACGGCGGTTCCATACCCACCAGCCCCGAGGCTGCCAAGGCCCGCGGCGGAGGTTCCACCCACGGTCCCCATTGTCGATACGCCACCAGCGCCCATGCCGGAGGTCGCGCCCGCGCCGCCAGCTGCCAGACCGCCCATTCCACCGCCCATCATGGCCGCGCCACCAGCTTGCAGAATAGCGCCAAGCGTGCGCAGGCTGTTGCCTTTTCCGTTAGCCGCTTCAAGCTCGTAAGGCAGAATATTGGCCGACCCCTGCTTAAACCCGTTAATCTGGCTTATCTGGCTTGCGTCGCGTGCCTGTCCGCGCCCGATCGTGCCGAGCAGATCACCAAATGAGCGCAGGTTCGATAGCGCGTAATCCTGCTGGTCGCCATACGCCGATGCTTCACTTGATTTTTTCGCCATCTCGCGATTGATCGTGACGTTGCCGGAACTGTTAACAGGGATGGCCGATGGCGCATCTGACGGGCTTTTATTATCGCCGTAGAAACTCGCCAGGCTCTGCGCGGTGTCGTTCTGCTTGCCTTCGTAATCCTTGTAGCGATCCTGCGACTGTTCGTTCAGCGCCGTGTTTTCATTGTCAAACATGCCTTGGCGAATACTTTCCGCCTCGCGCGCGCCTGCGCGGGCTTTATCCACCTTATGCTGGGCCTGATTGTTCGCGACAAGCGAGCCCGCCATCATGGCCGCGCCGACCGCCATTGCCGGGTTACACATCGCTTCGCTCCTTTACTTTGTCACCTTGACGGCGCTGTTGCTGGACCCGAAAAGCCCGGTATTGACTGTCGGCTTGACGAGCCCGCCCGTCAGCTGCTGTGCCTGTTCAAGCCGCGCCTGATTACCCAGCGTGTTTGTGAACTGCGTGAAAAGCTGCGAGAGCGGGCTGTATGTATCAGGCTGCGTGAGGTTCTGCGCCTGATTTACAGCTGACGCCGCCGCGGCGTCTGCGTCCGCTGTGGAGTTAAGCGTTGTCATGAGATTGCCGCGCGCAGCTTCAACGTTGTTACGCGCTTGCTGGCTATAGCTAAGGGCCTGGTCGTTGACCGCGCGCTGATTGGTTTCGAACAGCTTCTGCAATTCGGCCTCGCGCGAGGCGCGGATAGAACTGTCCGTCGTGCCTGCGCGGTCAAGCGAATAGGCTAACTGCTTTTGCGCGTCCGTGTACTGATCAGCCAGCTGAGGCGTCGCATACCCAAGATACGCCTGACTGCGTTGATCATAATACGGGTCATCGAACTGGCTGAAAATATCGTCTATGCGCTCGGTGCCCTGGCGGATTTTATCCTGCCGGGCCTGCTCGTCTGCGCGCGCTTGTGCAGCGCCACCGTCACCGCCACCACCGCCCATGGCTAATCTCCTGGTTCTCGTCGAAGGGACATCCCCGACTGTTCAAAACCAAAGCACTGCAAGAACCGCAGTGTCCGCTCTGAAATGCCGGGGTTTGACATGCGACAGACAATTTCTGTCGGCCATAGTCTGTCGGCCCATTCGTTAAATACGTGCATGAGTTTGGCGGCGGCCCGAGTTCCGCGCTTAGCGGGCTTTACGTATATTGCATCAAGTACGATAAAAAATCCAGTGGCGTATGCATTGTCGATCATCAAAGCCACCAAATGACCTACAATCTCCCGATTATCTTCGATGACGAACACTGTCGGGTTCGCCCCGGACAGGTATGCATTGAATGTTTCGTCGGCGCGGTCATCGCTCCAGATAAGCCGCGGCGCTACTTCGCGCACGTGGTTTCGCGCGTTTTCGCGAATAGCCTCGCGGTCTTTTTCAAGCGCCAGCCTAACGAACATCGATCACCTTTGAGAATTGAATATAGTTTTCGCCGCGTTTCCCATACCCCCGGCATGTCGCTTCCTGTGTCAGGCCCAAATGCCCCAACCACCTGTGGGCAGCGTCATACCCTGCCATCGACACAGCTTCGAACCGGTGCACGCCGCGCGCCTGGGCGTTGAACATCAGATCGTCACGGATGAACCGCGTTAACGGCTTCGCCAGCTTCGGGAAATCGTCCGTCGCGCATAAGAATAGTGACGCCACATTTGGCCGCCATTCGATAAGGCCTCCAACGACAACAGGCGGGCCGCCTTCGAAGCCGACAGCGAGAACAGCCGGGTTGTTGCCGTAGGCTTCGGCTAGATACGTAGCCAGCTCCGCCCGCCCTGTAACAGGTGTCATGGCCTCAATCTCGGTGTAGTCCCGGTCGCGCATACCCAGCGCGACATGCTTTATAGCCCAGTGATTAGCGCGATTAACCTGCATCTGCGGCATCGTCATCCCCCTCATATGTTACGACAACCGACCCAAGTCGCGCATAGCCCGACCCTGTCGTTATAAACCTTGGGCTTATGTGCGTGCTGCGACCTAAAGCCCCGATGCGCTCGTCGGCATACGTGGTCCGGTGCAGCGTTGCCACCAGCTCGCTCTTGGCGGGCTCTACCGGATCATAAGCCAGACGAGCTTGCCACTGGCCTTCGAGGGCCGCATCCAGCCCGTTGATAGCTTTCGGCGTCGTGGGTGTGGACGCGTCAAGGTACGGCAGCCACACCTCTGCCTGGGTTTCGTCGTAAGCCGCTACGCGCGACAGTCCGCCAAATGCGTAGATGGTGTCGCCGCTCCGCAGGTACACTTTCTTGCCAAAAACGCACATTTCGTCGACGTTAAACGTCGCTGTCTGGCCATCCACTTTTGTCGAAGCCGTGTATTCAGACCAGGCGCTTATCTTTGACCCTGCAAAGAAACTAAACACGTAAATAGTATCGCCAACAGACAGCCAGAACCGGCCATCGCGGGGTTCGATAAGACCCACGACTTTATTTTTATCGTATGTGGTGGCCAGCTTCTCCGTGACGATAGTATCTATCGGGACGCCGATATCTGTTGTGGCCGCAGCGTTGGAGCTATCACGCGCGCGCAAACTGCGCACACCGCTTTCATCGGCGTAAAACAGGTCGTTATCACCAAACGACGTCACCGATTTCGGGTATGCCGTGCCGGTGTTGTTCAAAACCTGCACGATCTCGTTGTTATTCGGGTCACTATCAAATGCCCACATCTGAATGACGCGCTCAGCGAACATCGCGACGTAACTCTGGTACAGCGCGAGGGCCGTGAGCTCTTCCGACCCGGCTGATCGCGTCGACATATCGATCACAAAAGCGCCTGTGGTATCCGTCGTCCATTTTGTTGGCTGGGATAGCCCTGACCCGTGGCCGAGTGACCCGGCGACGGCGGTCATGCGCGAGCCAACCGTTTTGACAAAAGTACCCGGCGTTAACATCGGTTCTTCGTCCACCCCGCCCGCCATGGCGACGGCATTACCGATCGTTACGTTACCGCCCACAGTGACCACGATGTCTTTACCGTTGATCGCGGGGCCTGTAGCGGCGGCTGTGACCGTAACGGTTACGTCAGCTGCCACCGCCGTGTAGTTTGGCACGCTGGCCGTTGCGTTTATTGCGTCTGCAATATCTGACGCAGTCTGAGCGTGCGATGTTGCCCAAGGGACGTCACTTGATATGATAGATACGTTATTGATCGCTATATTGTCGATGATGTTAGCGCCGCCCGCTGTGCCGCCGGTGACGTCAAACGACCCTTCGGCAGCCACTGCCGGGTCGGGGTCTTTACCGCCCGCCAGCTCCAGCCCGCTCGCGGGCAGCACTGCCAAGCCGTTGGCGGTTGTCAATTCCACCGCGTACCCGTTGGGTGTGGTTCCTGCGTCAGAGGCGATAACGTTGACTGTTGCGCCGGTAAACGTCGCGATGTAATCGGGGCTTGTCGTGGCTGAGTTTATCGCGTTAGCGACACGGTTAGCGGTCTCTTCGTTGCTGTCAGCCCAGACAACAGCGCCGCCCAGTATCGACACGCTGTCAACCGTTATGTCCGATATCTCGGATACTGACGCGTCAGCGCCACCCGCCATATCAGTGACACTTCCGACTGTCATATCTCCGCCGACCGTAACGGCCAACGTCAGCCCGTTATATGCCGTGCCGGTGGCCGGGGCCACGATCGTGACGACAGGCCCCGTGTTATATGCGGCGTAATTGGGCGTGGATACAAACGCGTTAATAGCAGTGGCCACGGCCAAAGCTGTCGTCTCGTTGTTACCGGTGTGCTTGATCGCCCCGAGCGTTAGCGCCACGCTATCAATTGATATCGATGTTATGCGATTAAGCCCGCTGCTTGCTGTCCCACCCGTGACGGTGAAGGCTGCTGTCGCTGAAACTGCAGGGTTGACGCTGCCCGCTGTGATAGCAAAGGCTGTGCGCGCACGACCGTCGTACCAGTCTTCAACACGGACACCGTTGTAATAGTGGAACCGGCTGCCATCTTCGAACTCTGCGACGACGTAAAGTTTGCCCGCGTAAAGCTCGCTCGACAAAATACGCGCCAAGGCCAAATCTGGCGACACCGGGTGCTGCAAACGCTGGTAGGTGACGCCGACAGGCATATTCGAGGGTGCTGCCGCGCTCCCGAATGTGCAAAGCGAACTGACGCCCGCAGCCATACCGACAGTCGCGCCTTCGGGCAGCGTATACACCGGCACGAACGCGGCGCGCTTCTCGACCTCGCCGCCGCGCGTTATATGGCAGTCCACAGCTTTGATAAGCGAGCCCCCGGGGGTCGTCTCGTACATGCGGCGGGTATCAAGCCCGCCTGTAAATTCGCGTACCCAGATGTTACCCACGATCAGCTCCCACTTGGCGCAATGTAAATCGCGGACATGCGCCGCGGGCGGCGCGACATTTCCTGCTGGCCAACGCCAAACATCCGAAAGCTTGTTGTTTTAACCAGATTGTTCTGCAATTTCTCCAGGCGCTTGTTGGCGAGGTCCAGCTTGTACCGCGCCTGCTTGTCATTCGCTACGAACTCGGCGGCGGCGGACAAGGCCAGAACCTCGCTGTCGAGATCGCAGCGGTCATCGTCATCTACCAAAGGTCGGAGATTTCGAATGCCGGTGAGCTTAAGGCGCCCTTCCAGAGAACCGGCAGTAATGAGCGCATTCTGATCCGGGATGGGCCATACTTCTATCTTCTCACCTTCGTACACGGCCCAGTTGCGGACAGGCCACGAGCGCTGATCAAGCTCGCTGGCCCACTCGTTATACTGGCTCGCTGTGATGCGCGGCGTTAACGGTATCCATGTGTCGCCGTAGCGCAGGTCTATCTGCTCAACGCGGTCAATCGTCAGGTCGTTTTTGACAACACCCGTGGTGTCGAAAGTTACCGCGGGGTCGTAAAACCGCTGCCCGGCTTGCAGATCAATAAACCGCTCCACCCGGAGATGGGGCCATTCGTAATTGTCCCACAGCCACTGCTGCGTGCGGCGGAGATATGCGACTTGTGTATCGCGTATCTGGTTGTTGCTGGCCGCACTCTGGCCGAGCCGCGCCTCGGCGCGCAACATCACCAACAATTCCGATAGTGATACGTTACGCGCCATGAGGCGTTACTCCAATACGTTGTTTTCTTCGTCCGACGTGTCTGCCGGGGCGGTATCGGCGGGCTCAGGGTCAGCTTTTTTCAGTGCAGCTTTTTTCGGTGCAGCTTTTTTCGGTGCAGCTTTTTTTGGCGCAGCCGTCATGCGTTCTGTCGCCTTGTACAAATCATCGGGCAGGTTCAGCTCGTCGAGCGTGTCAATCAGCCGCGCGGCAGCGCCCGGGAACAGGGCTTCAACATAAGCGTGACCTTCCGGGTTTCGACCCTTGTAGGTGCCGAGCAGGCGATTACGCTCTTCGCGGTGGTTGACAGTTTCGTCATCGTCCAGCGGCTGAATGTCGGTGACAGCATCGTTGCCGTGGATGGCCATAAGAACGGCAATTTCAGACGCCGTAACGCCATATTTGGGTACGGTGTTACCCCGGTCGCCGCCAAGGGCTACAATCACATTTGCTTTCTGCATTTCATTCCTCGTGGGGTTGGTCAGCGGGTAAGGGCGAGCCGAAGCTCGCCCGCCGAGTGGTTTATTCGATCAGGCCGTTGGCGACCAGACGATCGCGCAGGGCATTCACTTTTGCAGCAAGCGATGCCACGGCGTTGGCGACTTCGGCCTGGGCATAAGTGGCCCCGATACCGGCGATAGTATCCGCGACCGTCCCGCCGGAGTTATCGGTGAGCGCAGCAACAGCCCCGTCATAGGCCAGGCCCATAAGTACGATGGAGCCGGAAGGAAGCGTGGCCCCGGTAGCGTTCGTCACCGTCGCAACAGATGCGCCGAAGCTCACAGAGATTTCTGCAGCTGCCTCGGTGTATTTATCGTTGTGGTTAATGAACATGACGGACTGCGCGGCGGCGTTAATGCCGATGAAATCAGCCTGGGCGAAGCCTGTCGGATAGCCCACAGTGAACGTACCCGCGTCCGCGACAGCCGATGCCAGTGTCGTCTGGATATTTGCATATTTGGTCACTTTGACCTCCATATATGCGAGTTTACAAAACGACGGCGGGCGAACCCGCCGTCTGGCAATCAGGCGATATCGATGATGCCCGAGGTGTTAAGCTGCTGCGCGGCCATAACGGCGGTGGTGGTGATGCCGTTATACATCGCGTACCGATCATACGGGCGAGCAGGCTGATGCTTATGCATACGTTCGCCGTTCATGTAGAGCAACTGGATGCTCTTCATATCGAGAATGTAAGCACGTTTAGACAAGCCGAGTTCGTCCAGGGTCGGATCGTACACGAACAGCCAGTTCTTGAACGGCACGCCCGCGTCAGTCGCCTGGCCACCGTCGTTGGTCGGCCCGTCGCGCCAGCCAGTCTGCGAATAAAGCCCGTTGGCCCGCAGTTCTTTTTCCATCGCGGAGATGAAATCGGAACCTGCGAAACATTTATGCTGAACGCCACCCCGCGCATAACGGAGATACTGCCGGTATTCTTTCTGCATAAATGCCAGAAGCGCGCCACCGTCAGCCACTGCCGACGTGATAGCGCCTTGGCCACCCGCCAACCCGTTTGCCGCAGTCGCAGCGCGGTTCTGCCACCAACTGTTGGCCACACGCGACAAACCGCCCGTGACGCCAGCTGACGGAACTGGTAAAACCAGTGCGCCAATACCCGCCAGGGCTTTGGTGTCCGACGTACCGTCACCGTGGATCAGGCTGTCAAGGCTGACGGCATAATCTTCGCCAAGATCATCCATCTTTTCATCGAAAAGATTAACCAGGGCGTTCTTTTCCCGGCCCTCCATGCGAACCACGGACTGATCTGCGCCCGGTTCGACAATGGTGATGCCGTCGACTTTCAGTTCGGTATGCATGATGGTGATACCGATGTGATGTTCTTTCCAGGCGTATTCGACACGCTTGTTGGTGGCCGGGTTATAATAGCTGACCTGGTCGTCATAGCTATACCCGGTAAGGGAGCCGCCGCCCTGGCCCGACTTAACGCCGAGCGAGACGACGTTTTTGCCGCCTGCAAACTTGCCGCGCGCGGCATCAAATGCGCGAAGCATGGGCTTGTTCTGCACGTTCTGTTTAAAGACCGTGCCTTTTTTGATGTAATTCGCGAGAACACCGTTGTTGATGCTTTCGAGGACGTCAGGGGTAACTGCCATTTTTCACTGTCCGAATGTTACCCGGCGCGCGAGGCCGCTTCCACCTGCTCAATGATATCGAGCGTGCTTTGCGGTTCGGGCCGAGCGTTGGCCGAAGACACTGAACTGCCCGTGACGGGTCGCTTTGCAACTGGCGCTGGCTGTGCCGGAGCTGCCGGAACCGTCATCCGTGAACTTACAGCACCGTAAGCTTTCTGGAGTTGGGCCCGAACGCCATCTGGCGTGTCCGGTCGGCC